ATTGGAGATGGAGGCGACAAGTCACCACCATCGGCGCTTCCGTGCGCGTTTTCAGGTAGAGCACGGGCTCAGCAAGAGCTGCATGCAGCTGCCGCCTTGCCGCGCGCTTCTGTTCCCGAAAAGTTTCCATATCAGACCAGGTCGTCCTGCTTCTGGGCGCGAGCAGCTTCGATCGTGGAAACGATCTCGGCGTTGGTTTTGGCCGCCGAAACGTCGACCTCTTCCTTCTCTGCCAGCGCCAGCAGCTGGGCCTTGGTGAGCTTCGCCAGCTCTTCACCGGTCGGCGCAACGGTCGTCTGGCCATCCGCTAACGCGCGATCGAAGTGACGGACACTCTTGTCGTCGCTGGTGGCCTTACGGACAGCGCCGCGCTCCAGCAGCATTTCGACGTTGTCGTGTTCCGCACTGTCGAAGCTCTTGCCCGCGTCGATCACGTCGATCACGCCAGGCACAGCCGACGCCAGATGCAGCGCGTGGAGTGCAATCAACTTTGCCATAGTATTTTCACCTTTCAGTTGAAAACTAAGGCGGCCGAAGCCGCCCTGTTGTCGTGGTTTACAGAACCGTTGCGAACAACGTGTTGTTGGGGTTGACCGGCACAGCCAGGGGTGCCGACTGGGTCATCACGTAGGTGACCGACGGATCCTGGTTGGTCCACTGTTTCGGGAAGACCGGGAGCGCTTGCAGACGAGCTGCCTCGTCCAGGATCGCGCCGTAGCATTCCACGAAGTTGACGTTCGGACCGGTGAGCAGAACGCCGTTAGGGTTCATGTACTCGCCGATAGTACCGTCCGGCTTGGTGTACCAGTCAGACGTGGTCCAGACCTCGTAGTTGCCCAGCTTGAAGATCATCTCGCTGTAGTCGCCGGTACGGATACTGGCTGGCGGAATGCCGTCGGTGCCGCGGATCAGCAGATTGCGGCTTTCCTGGACCTGCTTGTTGGCGAGGAACGGACCAACGACGTTCTTGCCGATGGTGATGCGAGTGACCGGGCCGCCAAACGGTGCACGGCGAACCTTCTCGACCCAGCTGTTCAGCATGGTGACGATCGGCGCGTTCACGTCGCTCCAGACAACGCCAGCACCAGACAGGGTGATGGTGTGCGACGGATCGCGCTGGAAGTCGACGATGGTGGTCGGGTAGTCCGGGCTGGACAGGGTCACGCGGCCGTACTGAGCTGCTTCCGCGAACATCCACTCCATGCGGTTCTCAACGCCTTCGCGGTGGACACGCAGGATGTCGCCGATGATCGCCAGGAAGCGGGCATACGGGGACAGGGTGTTTGGCTGGAACAGGTTCTCGCCTGGACGACGCTTGAGCGCACGCGACGGGCTTACCGGGTCCTTGGCCTTCACATAGGCAGGCTTGAAGCGAGCCAGTGCGGCAGCTTCGGTGTACATCGGGCGGCCCTGGTTCGTCGGGATCACCAGAGGTGCGAGCTTGCGAGTGTCGGTGATTTTGCCGAACTCGATGAACTCGTCATCCGAAGTGTAAACCGACGAAGCCAGGAGGCCGCGGAAGTAGTTCACTGGAGCCGGCACCCAGCGGTACATCCCCAGCAGTGCAGCCGTGTCGTTCGGCCGAATTTCGATAGCCATGTGTGCTCCCTGACCTTAGTAGTAGACAGGCATCTTGACGTAGAGCTGGCTGGTGGCCAGTTCGAACGCCTGCAGACGCTTGATGTCGGTGTCGAAAGTTGTGGGCCAGTTGATCGGACCCTTGAGGTTCAGGCAGCCAGCCTTGTAGACACCCATCGAACCGGCAGGGCTGCCGGCCTTCAACGTGCCGACGGTAACGGCGTTAGCCTTGGTAACGGTGGTGCCGTCGACCAGGGTGATCGGGCCGCCGTCATATTCGACGCGGACAGGGGTGTTCGCCGGGATACCCGCCGTGCCTTGAGCGGACGTGTAGGTGCCCGAGAACGTCACGATCTGCGGGGTGTCGCCAGCCCACAGCTCCTGGAGAGCCGAAGCCGTGTCAGTATCAAAACCGGCCAGACCGTGGTCGGGGTAGTTCGGATCAAAAGCGCCCATTATTTAGTGCTCCCGTAGCCTGTAGCGGCCAGAAAATCCTTCTCGGTCTGCTCAGCCGCGCTCAGGTTGCTTGCGCCCGAGTCGTTACCGCCGCCCAAGTTGGGGTTGTTTGCGTCCATCGCAGCGCTGAAATCAGCGCCATTGGGTTTGTCAGCGGCCGTAGCGGCAGCCTTCTCCTCGCCGGATACTGCCAGAATACCGGTCGCTTCTTCAACCGATTGTTTGGTATTCAACGCGCGCTGGAAAGCCACCGCAGGACGAGTTTTTGCTGCCTCGCTACCCATGATGCCC